CAAAGTTTAACATATCTCGCTGAGATTTGAGTGTAGGAATCAAATACTCGAGTCGATTGGTCGACCATATTACCTTACAAACTTTCATTGTGCATGCTCCGTGTCAAAGAAGAATGTCTGAAACAGACGGCCATCATACAAATCTTTACCGAAATAATCTAAGCTAGCATGAAAGAGATCTCCGCTGTAGAGAATTAATCGATTGTATTTGTTGCCTACAACATCGATTCGATCCCACTTGGTATAGTCGTATGCCTCATGCTCGTTCGTTGGAGCTCGATATTCGCCCGTTTCTTTGTGCCGATACATGGCAGTGCCAGCGGTATATGGAGCATCTGGTGACAAGTAGCATACACCAGCCCATGTACTCGTATGATCACAATGAATCCACGTTCGATCTGAAGCGGTAGCATATTGAAAGGCTCCGGTATAACCTGAATCTTCGTGCCAGTTGGAAATCTTTCCGACTGGATTCATCCAATGCTGAATGCAATCTTTGACGTCTTGTGTCAAAAATGAAAGTGTTCGTTTTCCTGGATAGTTACCTATGACGCCAAAGTTTTGAGTCAAAGCAAAAGCTCTCACGGCGTCGGGATTGATATAGAAGTTATCAATAATCATCAAGTCTAAGTTCATAATATTTCAAGTCCTCATGCTGTACTCGTTGTATTTATACGGCTTATAAATAGCCAGACACATAAATATAATAAAGAGGTATTCGATGGCCATTCCTACTACAAAAGCAACATTTAAAGAGTATTGCCTTCGTAAACTCGGCAAACCAGTCATTGAGATCAATGTCGACGAAGATCAGGTAGATGATCGTGTTGACGAAGCTTTACGTTACTGGTATGACTATCACTTTGATGGTTCTGAAAGAGTATACTACAAGCATGCTATCACGTCAACTGACGTAACAAACAAGTATATCACTCTTCCAGAGAATATCATTGGCGCTGTCAGCATCTTCTCGATGGGTGATCCTTCGATTCGTTCTGACGACCTCTTTAATATTCGCTATCAGATCGCACTGAACGACCTCTATACTCTGACTAACGTATCGCTTGTTCCATACTACATGGTGATGGAACATCTTGCTCTGATGAACGAGCTTCTTGTCGGTAAACAGCCGATTCGTTATTCTCGCCATAAAGATCGACTACACGTTGATATGGATTGGAATACAGTTGCTGTCGGCGAATTCTTACTCGTCGAAGCTTACGAAGTAGTTGATCCAGAAACATGGACAGATGCTTATAACGATCGTTGGCTTCAGAACTATGCTACGACTCTGATCAAAGAGCAATGGGGTTCGAACCTTACGAAGTTTACAGGCATGACTTTACCTGGAGGAGTGCAGTTCAACGGAGAGAAAATTTATGATGATGCTGTGGCCGAAAGAAAAAAACTCGAAGACGAGATGATTTCTTCTTATTCTCTGCCGGTTCTCGATATGATTGGATAATACATGTCGACCAATTTCTATTTCAACAACTTTACAAATAGCCAAGAGCAGGTCTTAATTGAAGATCTGGTTCTCGAGTCTATTCAAATTTATGGGCATGATGTATTCTACTGTCCTCGTACACTCGTAGAAAAAGACGAAATCTACGAAGAAGATGCATTATCACAGTACAACAGTTCTTACTTAATTGACATGTATATTCGTAGCTATGAGAGTTATGAAGGTGACGGACAATTCTTGTCGAAGTTTGGTCTTGAAATCAGAGATCAGGTTACATTTACCGTGTCCGTTCGTAACTTTATGAATGAGATTGGCTCAGTAGAAATGATCGATCGTCCTCAAGAAGGCGATCTCATTTATCTTGCCATGGCAGATCGTTTGATGTATGTCAAATACGTCAATAAAACTCCTGTCTTCTATCAGATGGGCGCCATTCAAATGTATGATCTCGTTTGCGAGATGTTTGAATACAGCAGCGAGCAGTTAAATACTGGCATTGAAGCCATTGATAGCATTGAGAAATTAAGCAGCCTCAGCCTCGACGAATTTGGAATCTTGACGAATGACGGTTTACTTCTGGTTACTCAAGAAGGAAATCCTATTATACAAGGCAGCTATGATTTTGGCACACAAGCCGGAGATGCATTCGAAGATAATATGGAGTTTGAGACAGGCGGCGACAGCATCCTTGACTGGACACAAATCGATCCGTTTAGTGAGGGACAAGTATAATGTTTGGAAGAACATGGAATCATGACAGTTTAAGAAAATACATCATCGTATTTGGAACTGTCTTTAACGATATCTATATTAATCGCTTGAGCAATGCCGGAGAAGTGCTTCAGACGCTGAAAGTTCCTTTGACATACGGTCCAAAAGACAAAGTGCTTTCAAGACTCGAGCAAAGTCCAAGACTCGATAATCAAGTTGGTATCATTCTTCCTCGTATTTCTTTCGAAATGACGACCATGGAGTATGATCCTACTCGTAAGTTGAATACTCTGAATAAACTGACGAAGCAATCTACTAATGCAGGCACAGACGACGAAGTCAAATATCAGTATCAACCTGTTCCATATGACATGCAGTTCGAGATGAACATCTTGGTCAAGAATGCTGAAGATGGCACTCGTATCGTAGAGCAAATAGTTCCGTACTTTACTCCTGATTTTACAGTGAGTGTCAATCTTGTTCCTGAAGTCGATGGCCCACGAGACATTCCTATCATTCTAAATAGTATCACTTCTCAAGATGAATATGAAGGTAGCTTTGAACAAAGAAGAGCACTGATCTGGACGCTTAGCTTTACGATGAAAGGTTACTTGTATGGACCAACGAAGAAATCAAAATTAATCAAACTCGCAGAAACAACGTTCAGACTTCCAGAAGATGTCGAGACAGGAAACACCGATAATACCGCCAATACAATAGTCGTGGCTTCGAGACCTGGACTTACTGCGAACGGACAACCTACTACCAACACTGCTTTAAGTATTTCATATGAAGATATTAAGAGCACGGATAACTATAGCATTATCAATACAATTACTGAGAATATCTAATGAGCAATGAACTTGATAAATTTTTAAACATCGCCTCTGGCGATAACTTACCAGCTGTGATCGAAAAGAAGATGAGCACTCAAGTCTCGGTAGACTTTGAATATGCTCGCGAGAACATGATGGAAGTCATCAATAAGGGTCAAGAAGCACTCTTTGATCTAATGGATGTGGCCAAACAAAGTCAGCATCCTCGAGCATATGAAGTCTTGGCAACCATGATGAATACCATGGTGGCAGCAAGCAAAGACTTAGTCGATCTTCAGGCAAAAAAGAAGAAGATCATGGAAGACGATCCTTCGGCTTCTCCTCAGCAAGTCACAAACAATCTCTTCGTCGGCTCGACAGCAGAGTTACAGAAATATCTGAAGCAGCACAAAGATGGCGAGTGAAAACTATCTCGGGAATCCGAGACTTAAAAGAGCAGACACAAAGGTCGAGTATACTCCCGAACAAGTCGCAGAGTACATTAAGTGCTCTGAGGATCCGATCTACTTTATCTTAACTTATTGTAAGATCGTCAACATCGATAAGGGTCTGATCATGTTCCCGCTCTGGGAATTCCAGAAGGAAATGATCCTCGCCTTCGAAGCCAATCGATTCGTTATCTGTAAGATGCCTCGCCAGGTTGGTAAGACAACTACTGTTGCCGCTTACTTACTTTGGAAGATTGTATTCAACGAAGAGTATTCGATCGCTATTCTGGCCAACAAAGACAGACAAGCGCGAGAAATCCTTGGTCGTATTCAGTTAATGTTTGAGCATCTTCCGAAGTGGCTTCAGATGGGTGTGACTGAATGGAATAAGGGTAACATTAAGCTTGAGAACGGATCTGAAATCCTTGCCTCAGCTACTTCATCATCTGCTATTCGTGGTACGTCTCAGAACATGGTTTACCTCGACGAGTTTGCCTTCGTTCCGACCAACATTCAAGACGAGTTCTTCGCGTCGGTTTATCCTACCATTTCATCTGGTCAAAGTTCGAAGGTTCTGGTCACATCGACTCCAAATGGTATGAATATGTTTTACCGCATTTGGACCGAGTCCGAAGAAGGTAGAAATGCTTATGCTCGTGTCGACGTTCACTGGTCACAGATTCCTGGCCGTGACGAAGCATGGAGAGAACAGACGATCAGTAATACGTCTGAAGAACAGTTCAGACAGGAATATGAGTGCGAGTTCCTCGGTTCTTCGAACACTCTGATCCATCCTACCAAACTTCGTAACATGGTCTATAAGCATCCGATTG